GAAGCGCTGAGATACGCCGTCGACAAATTGCGACGACGCATTAGTGCGAATTTGGCCAATCAACGAACGAGTCTCGTCGCCGGATTTGATCTCGGTGCCCGAGTTGCCCGCCGCGATGCTGGTCGCGTGATTCGTCGTTGAGAAATCGGCCGTGACCGTGCCAGCATTGTTGAATTCGTAGACATAATAAGTCGTGTTCGCCGCAAGGTTCTGCGCCGCCACGCCGTTGACATAGACGCTGGTATTGGCAAGCCCTGCGATGCCGTTGCCGGTCGCCGGGATCGTGTAAGCCGAACCGTTGATGACGGTTTGGTTGCCTTTGAACGGCAAGAAAGACAGGGCTGTCGCACTCACGTATTTGAGGATGCCGCCAACGATCACGGCCGCCGGGGCAGCGGCGCTTGGTGCCGCGTGGGCAACGCCGACATAATCGACCGCACCGGTCGAGTGAATGTCGTAACTATCGCCTTGATTGAGCGTGACACTTGCAGCCCCGTTGAAGGTCGCGCCGCCCGTGCCGCTAAGTGTCAAGGCCGCTGCGCCGGTCCTGCGGATGCGCGTGCGCCAGCCCGTCGGCATATTGCCGCCTGTCGGCGCGGCAAGCGAGACAGTCGTCGCCCCGGCTGCGCTGTAGACGATCAGCGTCATATGATCGGCGTTGGCTATCGTGTCCGTCGTGCTCGCGACGGTGCGATAGCCCCACCAGAAATCATGATCGTCATTCCAGTTCGACGGCCGCACCAATGTCGCATCGGTGCCGTCCGCAATCGACGACAGGAATTTATGCTTGAGAGATTTGGTCACGCGCCGACCTCTCTAGCTTGGGCAGATTAACTACCTGGTATCCCAAAATCGAAGGCTGGGATGGAAAAGACGTTTCCAGCGGTCACCGCTTGCGAAGCGGCCAAATCATTGTCGACGAGGAGTCGACTGTTTGGGCCGTCAGTGATTGCCCACCTTACGGCGTTGCCTGTGCCGGTGACTGTGCCAGCGGTGACCGCGACCGTGGTCACCTTGCTGCCATTCGGCGTGCGCGCGGTCGGACCGGTAAGCGTATTGCCGGCGCCGAAGTTCATGTTGCCGAGCGAGTACGTGCCGACGCCTGCAAAGTCCGCGGGCTCCTGACTTAGAATGTGGATGTGGCTTGCAAGCTGTTGCAACGCGATCAAGCCATTGTTGAGTACCCAAGAATTGCACTTTCCAGGCATAGTAAAGCCTCCTTGTTCGCGGGATCATCCGCGTTGGCGAGAACGAGAATGAGAGTGAAGCGCTAGCGCGGACCGAGAATGCTTTGGAAATTCTGCGGCAGCGGTTGGTTAGCGCGCGACGGATTGTTGATGATTTCCATCTCGCGATTGAGCAAGTCTTGAACCGCTTGCATCGAGCTGTTCGCGGTGTTGGTCACCTGTTGCGTCGTGTTCACGTCGGCAACGGCAAAGGCAGCTTGCCCCGCTTCGACAAACGCCATTTCGAACTGTGCATAGCCGCCGTGATCACGCGACTCGGTCACTTGGTAACGCTCGCATTGGAATAGCTGCGGACCGATTCGATTCTGATAAGGATCGACAAGCCTACCCGGTCCGCCGTCCTCAAGCGCGGCAATCAACCGATCGCGCGCCATATCGTAATTCCAGGGCATCATTCCGTAGTTGGCGTCGCCTTGCCTAGGCGCCCACCGTTGAATGACGTAGCCCGTGATCTGATAGTGAACAGCAGCCCGGCCCATGTCTTCGGTGTAAGGAACATCTCGCTTCGGGTATTCGTGAGTCACTGCACGACGACCAGAAACGCGACCTTGCGCTTCGACGTGAAAAGCCGCCTGCTTGAACATTGCCTGACGCAAGCGCGCGCGCCACAAGACCGGCGAGACCTCCTTGAGCGAGCCGCCCATTTGCCTGCCCGCCTGCCTCGCGCCAGGAGGGTTGCGCAAGAAGAACGGCGCGATCTGCATTGCCATGTCTTACCATCCTGCTGTGATGTCGTAGGCCGCGACGCCGTCGACGGTCGTCTGCGCGTTGATGTTAGAGATGTGGCTGTCGCGCGCAGCCGCGAGCGGATCGCCGACACCGATACCAGGCGCATAGACGCCAGGCGCACCGATGTTGCCACCGACCGGCGTCGTCGACATGCTCACAGGCCCGATGCCGCCCATACCCGGCAATGATGCCGAACCGCCGCCCGATGGGATGCTGATGGTGAATCCGCTCAATGCACCAAAGTTTGCGTTGATCCCCGTCGCTTGGCTTGAACCGGACGCGTTGAGCGCTGCGGCGTCCGCCGCTCTTGCACCGTCTTGCGACACAGATTGACCGTTCACTTGAGCAGTGAGATTTTGAAGCGCGGCATTCGTCGATTGTACCAGAGTTTGAATCGACGCATTAACCGCGGCAGTGTTGTCGAGCGATCCAGGCGAAAACTTGTTATAGTACAGCCCTCGCGTCAGTTGGATCTTGACCGCCTTCGCCTGCGCCAACGTGATCCCTGGCATCGTCTTGCCCGAGGTCGTCGGCAGCGGTGTCTTCGCTGCAAGAATCCACTTGTTGAAAACCTGAATATACGGCTCTAGATCGGTGACCGGCTCGCGAATAGGAATTCGATCATCGTCGGTGTAACGAATCTCGCCGTTCGTGCCGTACCACCACACGAGTTGAACGTTCTTTGGCAGCGACGAAGTATCGACACCTTTGAGAACAGCATCATCGATAGCAACCGTGCCACTCTCACGGTGAATCCAAAACGTGCTCACGAACAGTCATCGCCCTTGATCTGGATCGGCATCGATGACCAGCACGCGCCGTCAACCCAAATATGCGCGCCCTCGTGCTTCACGTGTGAATGGCTCTTGTCCGCGCGCATCGAATGCGTCGCGCCTTGGCCATCGTGGTGCAGCCAATCCTTCTTGCCGCGATCGTAATGTCCGACTTCTTTGTCGCCGTCGTTGTAGGTGATCTTCTTGCCATCGAGCTTCATCTGCGTCTCGATGCCATCGCCTTCATGCTTGTAGCGCTGGCGCTGCTGACCTTGTTGACCACCTTGCCCCTGCTGATCCTTCTGCGGTTTGCGTGATTGCTTCTTTTTGCTGGCGTATCGCAGATAGAGCGCGCGAGCTTCGCCACCACCGCCACCGCCGCCAGGGTTACCACCGCCTTGTCCACCGCTCTGCTGCTCTTCCTGCTCTTTGTCGCAGCCGACGATATAGACGCCGTCGCTGCCATCACCGCGATTGCGGAAATAGGTCATCTGCTTGCCGTCTTGCGAATCGTAGAGTCCGCCCTCGCCGGGCTCCATGTCATAAGGCCGACAACGACGATCCTGCGGTAAGCCAACCGGATGCGCAGCATTGCCGCCGACGTAAAGCATCATCATTTCAGCCGCTTCACCTTTCGGCTGATTCTTGTTCCATTGTGCGCCTTGCTGGCCCTGTTGGCTCTGCTGAGCTTGCTTCTCTTCTTTCTGTTTCATCGGCACCGATGTGACGCCGAGCGGTTGCCAAACTTCAAAATCAGAATGCGTGCGCGAGAAGCCGGTATCGCCGTGTTTGCATTCCTGGCAAAGATGATTGTCGTCGACCTCGCGAATAGTCGCGCGCCCAACGCTCGATGTCTGTACGCGATTGGCAGCGTCGTTGATGGTCGATCGCATCCCATGTTCCTTATGATGGCGACGGATATTGCCCCTGTGCATCAGCGGCAGTGTTGACAAGCTCTAAAGTCGAGCGAGTTCCAGTCTCGTTATCCTGACTGAAAGTGACGGCCTTCAATTTCAATGGCCGATGCATGATCAGCCAATCCGATTCGACATCGACCAGGTCACCAGGCTCCCATAAGCCGCCCTCTTCCGGCGGCAGACCTGGCACTTGCCAGCCAAGCGTCGTGATGGTGACGATAATCTGATTCTCGTCGTCGACGTTATTCTCGATACCATTGCGAAATTTCATTAGCCCTTTGCCCCACGCCGGGATCTCGCTCATCACCATCGAAGGACGAAAACCGGACGAGAACTTAGCGCCGCCCTGTTGCTGGTCGTACGTCTGATGCGTCGGGTTCGGTCCGTGATCGTCGTCAGTGCCGGGGCGCTGCCCGGTGGCCGTGTAGCCTTTCTCACCACCACCACCACCGCCGCCATTCGGTGACGGAAAATTCTGGCCGGCTGCGATGTTCTGATTGTGGATCGTCTCGCGGCCGATCAGGATGTTACTTCCCTGGATCAACGTGGCCATGCCACCGGCGCCCATTGTCCCCGTGAGCAGCAATGCACCGTTTTGCGTCTCACCGGTTTCGACACCGAGCGCGTTGGCGTGTTTGTCGATGAACTCTTTTGCTTTCTCACCCGGCATCGAAGCAGCGCGCGGAAGCTTGTCTTGTGGGATGTTTCCCATCGTATGCACGCTGAGACCATAAGGCTTGACCACCGATTGAACGAGACCAATGAGCGTCGTGTTGCGCCATTCTCCCGTCTGCGAAATGACCGCGCCGTGCCCGAGCACTTCGGTCATGCCGACCGCGGTTATCTCGACCGAATGTTGAGTAGCATCGAAGTAGACCTGTCGCGTACAGACCTGGCCGGTGATGACAAGATAGCCGTCGAGAAAAATCTCGCAGTGATCGCCAGGGCGAATACGCATTGCGGCCCACGATTGCCCCATTGGTTCTTGCTCGGAACAAGTGAAGCGCGCAATCCGCGGCGGGTTGTCCCGGATCGAAAGCCGAACGTGAACTGACTCCCATTCCCAATATTCTTGACCGTTGATCACGATGACGGCGTGGAACGGATACGGTTGCTGTGTCCGTCTTGCTGGTAGCTGCACCTCGCCTGACGTGAGTCCCGGCGTGCCCGGCGCGTTCGCGCCGCCTTCGCCCGGTACACGCCCCTCTTGCGGACTTGCTGGCTGATCCGGCGAAACCGTGACTTCCGGAAGCGAGATTACGTCGTCCGCCATTACTCTTCATCCGGCGATACGTTCGACGGCGCCATCTGCGCCGATTGTTTAACCTTCACGTCCTTGAACACGTCGCCTCCATCCGCAGACGTAACCTTGGCCTTGGTCCCCGGTGCCGCGGCTACGTTGACATTAAGCCGAGCCGCCCGTGCGCGCTCGGACGCGGCCACACGAGCAGCCGGCCGATCCGCCGCGCGCTGTGAGAGTTGAATGTGCGGGCGATCACCGCGAATACCGGTCAGCCCGTAGCGCTCACCAACGCGGCGCAGATAGTCGGCGGTTGACGAGTTGAAGTCGCCGGATCGGCCTTCCTGATGCTGGGAACGACCAGGCGGAGCGGCAGCAAACAGCCTGCCGTGACCGGAACGCTCCCAGATGTCTTCCTGCGACGAGGCTTCGCTCATGCCGAGCGCGCGCGCTTCTGCCCGCGTCGCCGGTCGATAGCCCGAGATCATCTGCCAATTCTTTTTTATGTTCTCGGGCGCTTCCGAATAAGCCTTGTTGACCGCCGCCAAAAACGTAGGATCGAGTCCGGCAGTGTTGACGTTCTTCGCGGTGGGGAATTGCGCCGGCCCGCCACCGCCACCATCACCGCGCACCGCGCGTTGAATGTCCGAGACGTTGAAGCCGCCGGGACCAGCCTGGCCACCACGCGCTGCGGCTTCCTGCGCTCGCTGCGCCGCCGCCTGTTGTTGCGCGCTCTGATAGCCATACCATTCACCGCGAATCTTGACCATGCCAGTGCGATACTTGAATTCATTGATCATGCCCTGATCGGTGCGACCGCCGATCACGTTGCGGCCCTGCCCAACGGCGCTCGCGGCCTTATCGAATAAATCGAGCCCATGCGGATCGCTGCTCGGCAAGCGACCGCCATGCGTTTCGCGATAGCGATTGATTGGACCGTAAAAGCCGTTGGTCAAAAGCGTCTTGATCGGGATACCCGTCACCACTGAGCGATTGACCAGCGATTCGAGAACATCGGCACGGCTCTCAACGCTCGCGCCATGTTCCTGCCCGAGAACCCACGCTGCCATCGAGCGCGTCTGCGGATCTTGCAACTGTCGCATTGCGTCAGCGCGCTGCTCGGCCAAACCGCCGCCCGCGCCGCTTATAAAGCCGCCCTGTATTGCCGCCTTCACGCTCTCGGGCGCCTCGCCGAGGCTACGCGGGGCGTTGAGCCCGCCCCCGCCGGCGCCAGGCATGCCATCTTGAGCACCACCACCACCACCGCCGCCGCCACCCCCACCGCCGCCTCCGCGCCCGCCGCCCAAGCCGCCCATCCCACCACCGGCGCCAACGCCACCGGCGCCGAGTTGCCCGCCCATAGCGCCCCAGGCACCGCCGGCGCCGCCGCCAGCACCGCCCATCTGGTCCTTCATCCACGCCAGGATGTCACGCGTCTCGCGGGCGTAGACGTTGCCTTCGCGCTCGGCCTTGTCGATCTCGCGTAGCGTGTTGCCTGGTCCCTGGCCAGATGCAAGGACATTGCCGGAACCGCTCGGCATGAAGATTTCCGGTCCGGCCTCGCCGACGAGGTAAGGTCGACCGCTAGAGACCGGACCGCCGTGCTGACGGCCGGTAATGCCCCAACGATTGAGCAGATCACCGAGAACGCTGCGGCCGCCCGGAACCAACTGCGTTTCCGGCTTGATCTTGGCTAAATCCCCATATGCACCTTTGAGGTAGTCGAAATATTCCGCCGTCTTGCCCATGAATTGCGTCAGCAATTGCAGCGCCGACGGACCGATCGCATTCCAAATCGAGGTCTTCAAATTCTCCCAAGCAATCGAAGTTTTGGCCGTCGCTTCGGCCAATTCTTTTTGCTTGTCTGTTAACTCTTTTGTAGAGCCAATTAACTGCGCTTGGTAATCCCTGATCTGCTTACGCCGCTCGATCTCGATCGGATCGATGTGAAGAAGATCGGCCGCATATCTGCGCGCTTCGGGATCTTTAAGACTGCCTAAGTAATCAAGCAAGGCCTCGCGAACTTGATCGATGCTCATCTTGCCCGAGCGCAACGCGGTACTGAATTCCATAATCTTTTTGCTCCACTCGGGACCGAGCACGCGCGCCTGTGTCGCCAACTCCGAAGCACCCGCACGCATCAAATCTCTGACTTGGCGATTGACTTTCGAAATCGACTCCATCGCCTGCTCTAATCCCATGCCAACCAATTCGCGCGCCTTGACCATGCGATCGATCATACCCTGATCCATGATTCCGCTAATGCGGCGGAAGTTTTCCGCTTTCTCATACGCGTCCGCGAATGCTTTTGAGATTCCGTAAAGACCTGCCGCCACCCCCGCGCCGACCGCAACGAAGCCGCCAGCGCCACGAGCCGCAAGACCTAATGCCGCTGAAAACTGTTTGCCAAATTCGGCCGCCTGTGCGAGCTGTCGCGTCACCGGTGCAAGATCGCGCCCCATCAAGCTGAAAGCGCGAGACGCGTGCTCAGCCGCGCTCCTGATCGAGCCGCCAAGAGTGCTGGCTGATTCGTGCGTGTCCTTAAGTTGCTCCTTAGCTTTGTTAGCGGCCTCGTTGAAAGGTTTGAATGCTTCTTGGCTCTGCTTCCCGGTCTCTGATAGCTTTTTATTTAACGCGTCGACGCCGTCGACGATCTCCTGCATCTTCGCAGAAAATTCGTCTTCCAAAACAAAAGTTATGCTGGCGCGCTCCTGAGCGATTTTACATTCTCCCTGCGTTTAATCCAACCGATTCGCCATCTCGACCTAACCGTGTTGCAGCTTTTCCTGCCACGCCTCTTCAATGCGCTGGCCCTCGTCCAAACGTTCGGCCCATGTCACATGATGACCGATCGTCGCGAAGGATTTTTTGAGAAAGATGTCAGGATCGCACTTGAAGCGATCCGCAAGCCAGTAACAATTCAAAACGAAATTATCGATCGCGTCTCGCGCGTTCACATGTCCGGAAGAAAAAAACCCGCGATCATATACGCTCCGTTTGTCCAATCTTTCGGATGCAGATCACGGATTGTCTTCGGCGTCACGAGCGCGAGTCGCGCCATCATTTCGGTCATGACCGGACCATCGAATTGCATGCGACCGGTCTGACCAGGAACGATAGGATTACCACAATCGGCAATGTCGCCACCGGTCGGCTCGCGAAATGTCAACTCGCTGACCATATCGCCGTGCGCATTAACGGCCTTGCGCAGCGGCAGCTTGCCAATCCAAGGCCCCTCGGGCTTCTTGGCTTCTGCCGGCGCTGCTTCTGCGGGCTTCTTTGGCGGTTCCTCAGCAGTGCTCGGCGGCACCGGACCGTTGCCGGCTGGCGACTGCACGGTCTGCTCGCGCGTCGACATACGCGGGCCGGAAGATTGCGTCGTGTCTGTCATGCTTATTCCTTTCGGGCCTCGGGATGAGTGCCGTTGATTTCTCGGATCACGATGTAGCCGTGATCTCTGAGCGCGGCGAGAAATAGCTCGACCGATTTCTCATCATCACGCGCAGTAAGACCAACGTCATCGAACGCCTCGCCGATAGCGGCACGAAGCGCGATTTCAGGATCGATCACGGCAGAATTTCATCGCACTGCACGCCCTCGAAGCGCACGCGATACTGACCTTCGCGGGCGTTTATTTCGAGAGCAGCGCGGCACGCAGCCTCACGCAGGACGAAGGTCGTGTCGTTGGCAAGCTCCGCGGTCACCGTCACGTTGACAAACGCGGCGATCGTCTCGACCGAGAGACCTTGCAGCGTCGAGAAGTCACCCTCGACATACGGCACGCGCGGTAGCTCCGAGTAGCCGTGCACATAGTCCTGACCTGCGATCATTGCTCGCTCGACGGGACTCGGCGAGACGGTGAGATTACCTCGGAGCGGATATAAATTGCCATCCACCTTGAGGAAGGCGACGCCGGCTATGCGTTGGGCCATGATCGTACCTTTCTGCGCGCGCCTTTTAGACGCCCGCGGTTCGAGCTCAATTTACAGATGATCTTTGTGTGTTCGGCTCTTAGCCGAGACCTGCGCCTTGGCCGAGCAGCACGCCGCCAGTCGTGATGATGGCTTCGTCGATGCCGCGGTCGTATTGCAGACGGAATTGATTGAGCACGGCGAAGACGCGCAGTTGATTCACGAGATCCGGCGGATAGAGCACATTCACGCGATTCGGATCATTTACATCCCGTTCGACAATGAGATGCGCCTTGAATGCTTCGGCGTTCTCCACGAGACCATTGAACTCATCGATCCGGTATTCAGCGATAAGCTCGGCTTTGATGATCTTCGGCGTGACGAT